CTCGCAGACGGGGCTGGCCTGCACCAGAGCCATGGCTGCATCCCCGTAGACCGAGGGCTTGCCGTTGATGACGGCAATGTTCTGCAGCGCCTGCATGGGGGCAAGGCCAATTTCCATCCCCCATTGAACACACACCATGATGTCCTGGGGCTTGCCTTGATAGGCACGGGGAACCATGGAGCTGTCGGCCAGCATCTTGCTGAACTCCATGGCCTCGGTGATGGTGGCCGGGGCAAAGCCCTGGCGGTTGACGGCAAGCTGTGTCATTTGATCTCCTTGATCTTCAGCGTAGATTGACGGGTGCTGTATGCCTCCTTAGCAGGCACCAGCCGCTCGGCCTGGGCAGAGTAGTGGCGCATGGGCCACTGGATCAGCAAGTTGCCAGCCCTGCCGGTCTGAGCCTGCTTGAGTAATTTTTTCAGCTCCAGCTCGGCCTCTTCGATATCGTCCTTGGCATCACGCATGGCAGCCTTGGCATCCAGGATTCGCTGCGCCCAGGTGGCTGCGGCCTCGGGCAGCTCGACCTCCTTGCTCTCGACAGGCGTGGGGTAGACCCTGTCCATGTCCTCGCTGGTCTCGGGTTCGTACCACTCAATGCCGCCCGTCTGGCGGTATGTCTCCAGCCTGCTCTCAAAGTCATTGACCGCCGCAATGATCCTGGCCTGGGTATGGTCATGCCGAGCGAATAGAAAGACCCGCATCTCAATGCCTTGGTACAGCACGCAGACGGCACCCCACTTGTAGCCCGTCACCAGGAGCTGGCCTTGGAGCTGGATGGGGCCTCGCGCTAGGTCGGGCGTGTCCTCGGGATAGGTCTTGGTGACCTTAGCCTCCAGCACGCCGGGGCCATCCAGCACGATGCTGTCCTGGCCGACAACGTAGATCCCCAGGTCACTGTCGCTGACAACGGTCTGGCCGCTTCCCTGGGCGATGCCGTCCAAGCTGCACTGCAGGGGCCATGCTTGGCTGCGGTAGGGCTTGGTGATGTTTGTGTCGAACTGCTCAATGCCCAGGCGCTTGCAGGCCTCGGTCAGCACCACGGGTTCCAGGGTGTTGCCCCAGGCCATGGCCTCATTGCCGATGTCCTCGCGGGGCTTGCCGTCAATGGCGTTGATGCTGAACTGCAGCTCATCATTGGGGCGGCTGTACTTGCTGTAGCCCAGCAGTCCCGGCAGGCGGGACGCGGACATCATGCGGTCATCAGTGAGTTTCCCGGCCATGGTTTTCCTTTAGTTTGTATTGGGCAATGTGCTTGCCCGTGGGGGTTGTGACGGTTTCGGTCTCAATCTCAATGCCTTGCTGGCGCAGGTCTGCAATACGGGCTGCCAGCCGGAAGCAGTTCGCCTCCTGCAGGGCATCCATGGCGGTGACCGGGCCGCGCTTGAGCATCTCCATGATCATCTGGGACTGGCTCATTAGATGACCCCCAGCAAGATGGCCAGCAGCAGGCCAAACATGATGATCCCGCCCAGGCCCAGGATGACCTTGTCTGCAAGGCTGAACTCGGGGGCAGGTTCGTAGATGCCGCCTCGGTGGCCAGGGCCAAAGGCCTCTTCCATGGTGCGGGGGTAGCGTTTCGTGGTTTGCATGGTTTCTCCTTTGGTTAACGGGCAATCAGACGGGCAACTTGGGCGGGCTTCCAGTCCGTGTTTCCACGGGCAGTCTGGATGCCACGGGCAGACAGGGCGCTGGCAATGTCGCGCAGGGTGGCAGCGCCTGCTGCCTGGATGCTGACAATGATGGGCTGGACACGGGCGGCAAAGGCATCAGCACGGGCCTGGATGCGCTCTATGCCAGCCTCGCTGCCCTTGGTGGGGGCAGGGCTACCCAGGCGCACGCCACGGGCCTTAGCGGCCTGCAAAGCGGCCTTGGTGCGCTCGGAGATCTTGCGGGCCTCCCACTCTGCAAACACGGCAGACATCTGCAGGAAGGTGCGGTCTGCCTCGGGCATATCGGCACAGACGAACGGCACGCCAGACTCCAGCAGGCCGCTGATGAAGTGGACATTGCGGGCAAGGCGGTCTAGCTTGGCGATGACCAGGACGGCCTTGGCCTTCTTGGCTGCGGCCAGAGCCAGGGCAAGCTGCTCACGGTCATTCTTGCGGCCAGATTCGACCTCGGTGAACTCGGCCACCAGCTCGGCAGCGCCGATGTGCTGGGTCACGGCGGTGCGCTGGGCCTCCAGGCCAAGGCCGCTTTGGCCCTGGCGGTCTGTAGACACGCGGTAGTAGGCAACGAATTTGGCGGTCATGTTTGCAACTCCTTGCGCTTCATCTGCGCGTTGAACATGGGCGTACTGTAGCACATCCGATAGCGTGTTTATTAGGACAAACCCTAAGATATGCAGCCGTATCAGATGCGTGTAGACTCCAGCGCTATCGCCACGATACCGAGCAGGCCCATGCAACAGAAGAGAATCCCGTTCTTGGTGAGGCTGCACCCCGACAGCAGAGAGCTGCTGACCAAGGCCACCGCAGACCAGCGCCGCAGCATCAGCGCCATCATTGACCAGTGCGTGCGAGACCAGCTCCAACCCCGCTACGGCGGCCTGGAGCCGCGTCTGCAGCGCTTCCTGATGGGGGTAAAGCAGTGAGGGTGCTGGTGGCCTGCGAGTACTCTGGCGCTGTGCGCGATGCCTTTATTGTTGCTGGCCATGAGGCCATGAGCTGCGACCTGCTGGGCACCGATGCGCCTGGCCCGCACTACCAAGGTGATGTCCGCAACATCTTGGCCGATGGCTGGGATCTGATGGTCGCGCACCCGCCCTGCACCTACCTGTGCAGCTCTGGCTTGCATTGGAACAAGCGCATACCCGGAAGAGCGCAGCAGACAGAGGATGCGCTGGCTTTTGTGCGGCTCTTGCTGGACGCTCCGATTCCTAGGATTGCGCTGGAGAATCCTGTAGGGGCCATCGGTACACGCATCCGCAAAGCCGATCAAACCGTTCATCCTTACCAGTTTGGGCACGATGCCAGCAAGGCGACCTGTCTGTGGCTGAAGAACCTGCCGCCGCTGCTTCCGACCAGCTTTGTCGAGCCTCGCATTGTGGACGGTAAACCCCGCTGGGCCAACCAGACTGACAGTGGCCAGAACAAGCTGCCGCCTACCAAAGATCGCTGGAAGATTCGGAGCGAGACCTATTCTGGAATCGCTAAAGCAATGGCTGACCAATGGGGAGGTTTAGCATGACGCAGCAGGAAGCCATCAAGGTGCTGGACATTGCCCGCGAGGGCCAGCCCATTCCGGTGGAGCTGATCCAGCTCGCGCTGTCCATCACTGACCAGCAGCCAGCCCCGGAGAAGGCAGAGCGTTATGAACAGTTCCTGGCCGCGCTGCGGCAGGCAGGCCTGCTGTGATGGAGCTGCAGTTCACTGTGCCTGGAGAGCCGCGAGGCAAGGGCCGCCCACGGTTCACCCGCAGGGGCTTTGCCTACACAGACACGGCCACCAAGGACTACGAGACCCTGATCGCCTGCCGTGCCTCGGAGGCCATGCCGTGCGCCCCGGTAGAGACCCCGGTCAGCGTGCGGGTGGACATCTACAAGGGCGTGCCCAAGAGCTGGTCTATGGCCAAGCGCAGGCGTGCCCTGGACGGCCAGGAGATCCCTGGCAAGCCAGACCTGGACAACGTGGCCAAGGGCGTGCTGGACGCGCTCAATGGGGTGGCCTACGTGGATGACACCCAGGTGGTGCGCCTGCTGGTGCAAAAGCAATACAGCCTGGAGCCTAGGCTGGTGGTGACAGTGAAGGAGATGCTGGAATGACCCGAGACGACATCATCCGCATGGCCGATGAGGCAGACCTCTGGGCCGATCAAGAGTTGCAGTGCATTGGCGAATACCACCCTGATTGGCACGAGGTGAGGGATGTGCGCTTCGCCGCCCTTGTCGCCGCAGCCGAGCGCGAGGCGTGTGCGAAAGAGGCTGAACTCATGGCCCCGAAAGCTGCAATCCGACGTAGGAATTCGTTTCTTGAGTCGGGGCATCTTTCCGCGCTTCAGATTGAAAACGAAGCAACTGGCGCGGCGCTAGTGGCGCTCCGATGCGCCGCCGCCATCCGCGCAAGGGGGAATGCATGAACCAGGATGACAAGCCGACCTTCTGGGAGAAGTTGCTGGTGTTCGTGCTGGTGTGTGCTGCGGTAGCCGGGGCTTTTTCCCTGGTCAAGCTGGGCCTGATTGGCCTGATGGGAGTTTGCAAATGAAGAAACTGCTTTTGTGCCTAGCCCTGGTGGCTGGCGGTGCCCAGGCCGAGTTCATGGACGGCAACAAGCTGCTGTCCGATATGCAGGGAACCACGACAGATCAGATCCATTCCATTGGGTATGTGGTCGGTGTGGCCGATGCAATCCGGGGAGTGGTTTACTGCCC